CGCTTCCAGGGCAGCCGAGCACACGTCGTCGGCTGACAGCATGGGTCGGGCCTTGGGCGGTCGGCCCATGCGCTTGCCGCTCGTTCCGCCACTCGTCCGAGGCGTGCCATCGGGCCTGCGGGACGTCCCCTTGATGCCGTGGTTGTGGTACATGTGCAGGCCCATGTGCTGGGGGTGCTTCCAACCGGGCCGATCCTCGCAGCCCGGTTCCTTGCAGTGGAACAGGCCGTCGTCGTCTCGCTGGTACTTGGCCTGGGTTTGGGTCATCCGGCCCTCTTCGCAGTGCCGTTCCTCGGCTTCCGGTTCCTGATCGCCAGCAGGGCCAGACGAAACTCGTCCTTGGTGGGGAAGTTGCCGCCCCACTCCTGGAGGTAGCCCTCGGGGTAGATGTAGGTCCGGTAGTTGAGGAAGCCGGTGCTGTCCCACATCTCTCGCCGCTCTGATCCGCACCGCTCGCAGCGCAGGGTCATCGGCGTACCGGAGACGCCATCGGCAGCCCAATCGGAGTCAGCCTCAAACCAGGCGTGTCCGATGGTTCTGCACCGGGTGTAATCGACTGTCAGGTCCTCGATGGGCAAGGCCGCTCCTCTCGCTGTGTAAATGGTACCGTACCCGTTGAAAGTATGCCACCACTTTGCTACACTTCCCCCCACCCTGACGCAAGGAAGTTTCCGTGGACACCGATGACGTGCTGGATTACCGGCGCCTGATCAGCCAAACCAACATCGGTACGGTGCCTGAGCCGACCGTCTACGCCACCAATGAGTGGTTGGACACGGTGTATGCGATGGCCTTGGACATTCCGGCCGATGATGAAGGTCTGATCTTCCCGTCGCAGGCTGACTGTGGTTGGTCCTGGACCGAGACGGGCCTCTTGGTGCTCTTCGAGCGCCCTCTGGAGATGGTCCACATCATCACGTCGGAGACGGACCCGCACACCCGCCAGAAGCACTCCATCGAACCGGAACTGGAGCACATGATGGTCGAGGCCGTGCTCTTCACGGCCGAGTTTCTGGCGCCGGTCCAGCGGACGGGCGAGGACGGTTGGGTGGTGGGTGAGGACGGCGGCGGGCCGTTCGATCCTCGCATGATGGCCACCGGGGTGTTGTGGATCGCTCCTCTCGACAAGAACTTCACGCACATCCCGCTGTCCAGCGCCTACGTGTGCTTCGAGTGGAAGGTGTTCGCCAACCCGGAGTTGGGCATGTCTCAGAGCACCCGCTTCCTGTACTCGATGCTGTGGGCGCTGAGCCACCGCATGACCACGTCCACGCCGATGAGTTATGCCAACAATCACCAGCGCAAGCGGTTCGTGCGCTCTGGCCTCCCGCCTGTCCGCATGCTGGAACTGACGGCGCCTACCGCCTCACAGACGAACGGCACCCAGGTGGTCAACTGGAAGCGGTCGTGGAAGGTGCGCACCCACTGGCGCAACCAGGCCTGCGGCCCCAAGATGAGACAACACAAGCGCATACTCATCCACGAGTACTGGAAGCAGCCCGACCTGCCGCCTGATCTGCGGCCTACCGTCTGGAAGACTGAGGCATGACGTTCTTCGCTGGATTCGCTGTCGGGGGTGGCCTCGTCGGCCTCTGGTCCTGGGCGGTGTGGCGTCGCATCCAGGCCGAGCAGATCCCCAACTTCATACGGAGGGTCGATGAAGCACCTACTCACCGAGCAAACCCCGAAGGGCGTCACTGTCAAGTGCGGCGTCAAGACGTCTGCACCCGGGAAACCCCTCAGGAGAGATGACGTCACCATCTGGTGGAGCGAGGTGGACTGCCCCAAGTGCAGGCCTTACCGCTTCATGCCGGTGCCTGCTGACGACCCGATCGGTGGTATGAAGATGGTGTACGTGGGGACAGGAGAAGAGCCGCCTGTTGTGAAACCACGGCGACGCATCATTCGGACACCCCGAGCTTGATTAGGATTCCGTTTCCTGTACTGTGATTGCAGTTGCGTAACCATAGCGCAACCTGACAGACACATGGAGAGAGACGAGTGCGCACACGCCTCATCGCTCCCCTGGCCATCGTTCTCCTCGTAGCAGCAGTTCTCGTTGCGGGGTTGGCCACTGGGGGCGACGGAGGAGTCAGGGTGCAAGCCGGTGATCTGCTTTCGGGCACGACCACGACCCAGACCCCCGTCACCACGTCCGAAGCGACATCCACCGTGCCCATTATGGCCCCGATCCCCGTTGTGACAACTGTGGCCACGACGGTGCCCGTAACCGAACCAACAACGGTGGCGCCGCCGCCCGAGCCAACAGCGGCACCACCAGCGGAGAACGTAGCTGCGGCTGAGGTCCCGGCTGCGGCTCCTGTCCCTGAGGCAGTCGTGCCGGACGCCACCCAGCCAGCGGTGCGCACCGGCACTGTCTGCACCACCGACCCGGACTACTGCAATCCACCGGCCACCGCAGCGGTACCGGGGTGGGCGCAGTGCCCGGAGTACTACCAGATGGCGCTCGACGTCGGCTGGCCCGAGAGTCAGATGCGTACGGTGATGTACGTGATGAACCGGGAGTCGAGATGCAACCCCGGCGCCACCGGGAGCAACGTCCACGGCAAGCACGCCCAGGGCCTCATGCAGTTGTTGGGCTGGTCGTGTCCACCGAACGGGTGCTACGACCCCTGGAGCAACCTGTCCAAGGCGCTCGATCTGTGGCAGTCCTCGGGGTGGCGCCCCTGGTGCTTACGGGGCGACCGGGTCACCGGCTCCTGTTAGCTTCCGAACCATGGACGTCCCCGAAGACTTCATCGCCAAGGTGGTTGGTTGCGGCATCGGTATCTCGTTCTTCGAGGGCGAGCTAGAGCCGGTGATCACGATCTCGTGGCAGCCGATCGAGGGGAACCCCATCCAGATCGCCATCTCGCCCGAGCACCTGGAGGGCATGCTCCCCGAGTTCATCGGGGCCTGCATCCGGGCCAGGACCGTGGCCGAGATGACGACGACGTACCCTGAGAAGCGGGACGAGATCATCCAGAACCTCATGTTCCGCTGGACAGGCACGATCGTGGAGGACACGAATGGCGAAGGGACGTAGGGAGTCACCAGGCCAGCAGTCGCTCTTCCCGGCCCCGGCCAACACCAAGGGGCGGCGCCGTCATGGCGCCACCGCCAAGTCCTCGGACATGGGCGGGGCCGCAGGCGACCTGGACACCACCAGTGCCCGGCGCAGGGTCCACGAGGCCGTCACCACGTTCGAGGACCCGCTGGAGGACTGGGAGTACCACTCCTTCGGCTCCAGTCGTGTGAACGCCGCCCGCTACAGCGCCTCCCGGCGCCAGTTGCTGGTCGATTGGGCCAACGCCCCTGGTGGGACCCCCTATCCGCCCTACATCTACGACGCCGTGCCCCCGGCCGTCTGGACCGGCTTCCGGACGGCTGGGTCGGCGGGCAGCTACGTCAACTCGACGCTCAACACCTTCCCCTACCGCCCGGCGCCCGGCGAGTACGTCTGATGATGCGGATCAAGGGCGTCGGCCCTGTGTACGTGGGGTATGAGCGCTGGACCGAGGAGCGGCAGCGCATCTCCCGGCCCTGGTTCCGGGAACTGACACCTCCCTGGCGCATGAGCAAGCGGGGCTGGCGGCTCCGGATCGGCCACCGGGCCTTCCAGATCGGGTGGTGCGAGAAGCGGCCACTTGCGGAGGAGCCTTCGGCGTTGTCACAGTTGGGGGGATATGACCTGGATGTGACCCCCGACCAGATCGGAGCGTGGGGCCGTGACGCTTCGCCGCCAGAGGGACCGACAGCCGCCTGACCCTGTCAGTGTCAATGCTCGTCTTGTTCGGGTACCGACTGCGGATCTGCACGAGATAGCCGAGACGCAGATCATGATGGCGGGGCAGTACCTGTCCCAGTGGGCCAACGGGGAACCCCTGGCGATCGAACAGGCGATCGATCAGGTGGAGCAGGCGCTGGAAGTGCTACGTGCTCTCCGAACCCGTTAAGTGGTGGGACTTCGCCAGTTGCCGTGGCCTCGACCCCGAACTCTTCTACCCCGAGCCGTACACCGACCCGAAGGAGGCCAAGGAGGTGTGCAGAGCGTGTCCCGTCCAGGTCGTGTGTCTGGAGTGGGCGTTGTCGCATCGGGAGAAGCACGGCGTGTGGGGCGGTGAGTCAGAGGCTGGGCGAAGACGCATCCTGCGCCGCCGAGGCACTGACACTGACAACGGTTCCGAATGATAAGTTCCGGCCATGAGGCCAAACGGGAAGACCCTGCACGAGGTCGCTGATGCGATCAACGCTCTGTTCGATCGGTACGGGCTTGACCATCCCGTCGTCGCTGTGAAGGAGACGCTGCCGATCCGTCTCGATGTGCGAGAGAACGAGCCGGACCCGATGAAGTGGCGGGCTGCCGAGCGGGCCATGCCCGCCGACTGCATCGTGTTGGAGAACTGCGATGACGTCCCGGCCATGGAGTTACTGCTGACCACGCTCACGTACATCTTCGACGTCTACTTCGAGGTGCAGCCGCCGTCCGAGCAGCGTCGCCTCTTCTGATCCCGTTCCTGTTATCATCACACCGCCCCTGAGCCATAACGAAAGGATGACGGTGGCCCAGACGAAGGACCCCATCAAGAAGCTCCAACAGGACAAGGGGGCGTTGCGAACTCGTGTCGAGACGCTGGAGAGCGAGAGGCCGGGGCGCAAGCCCAAGCCGTTGCTGGCGATCAAGCAGCGAGACGTGTGCGCCATCGACCCCGACAGCGACTCCTCGGTGTGCCCCTGGTCCAGCATCTACCGCTACCAGTCCGGCTGCTGGGGCACGCTGTGCCGGGCCAAGCAGCATGAAGCGTATGAACGTCGCAAGACGGCACGCTCCAACGGCAAGGTCAAGGCGGTCGCTGTGAAGGTGCGACCAGTGCGACCAACGTCGTCAACGGCGAAGAAGATCGTGGCGGCGGCACCCGTCAAGAAGATCGTGAAGAAGACGCCCGCCAAGGCCACCAAGGCCCCGGCGAAGCGCACCGTGAAACGCATGGCCTCGTAGTGCTACCGATCGGTGGGTCTGGGCCACCATCGATCCCAGTGGGCACAGGGAAGCATCACCTGGAGCAAATCGAGCCGTTCCGCCTGGTCAACCTGGACGCCGCAGCGTTCGACTGGTTGTGGCGGATGACCGAGCAGAAGGCTCGCCAGCATCAGCAGGAGGCCAAGGAGCGGGGCGGCATCCACGAGCTACAGGCGCAGGTCAGTCTGCATGCGGTCCTCGCCTTCCGGGAGGCGGCGGGGACCCTGAACAACACGCCGCCACCAGGAACGAAGGTCATCCGAAGGCGGGTTGTAAAGAAGTCCTAGGTCCGGTAACATGTACACAGCAGCAGACGGGTCTGTCAGGGGTCCCCTGCTCAGGTTCGAGAGGGCGCCACTCCACTGCGGGGGGCGCCCTCTCCTCGTTGTAGGGTGCGGCCCGAGTCGGGGGGTCGTCCGGGTCACAGCGGTGGTCCCCCTTCTCGCCGGGGTGTAGATCAGTTGGTTAGATCGCAGGTCTGGGGGACCTGAGGGCGTGGGTTCGAGTCCCACCACCCCGACTAAGGTTCCGAATCAGGTACGGGGCCATAGCTCAGCCAGGTAGAGCGCCGCCATGGCATGGCGGATGTCAGGGGTTCAACTCCCCTTGGCTCCACGATGAACGAGATCGCAGTAGACGACGTGATCGCCATGGCCCTGCCTGTCGGTGTCCGCATGGACGACAAGCACATCAATCGCAACGCCACCGCCGTGGCGCAGAAGACGGTGTGGGACCAGTGGCCCGAGGGCCAGGGTCCGGCCATGATCCAGTTCGATCCCATCGAGTGGAAGCTCACCCGGGACCCGGCCGAGGTGGAGGCCTTCCAGCCTGCACACGATTGTGAACAGTGTCGGGAGGGCAACGAGAAGGCCAAGCGCTTCTTGGAGGAGTATCCGGATCGCTGGGTACTGCTGGGCAACATCCACTACGTGGAGATGTGGCCCGATCCGAACTAACAGGAGAGGGGCGCTGGACGGCACCGTCAAGGCACCACGCCCCCGAGCGTTACGCCTTCACGAAGCGCCACCAGCGCCCGTGGGCTGACTGGTTGGCCTCGCTGACGACGCTCGTCGCCCTCTCGATCTGCCTGCCGTACGAGTCGGTCTTGGTGCTGTCACCGCTCACGTAGATCAGGTTGATCGAAGGCATCGCATTGGCGGGGCCGTGTACTGCGGTCACCAGACCGAGGTACGGACGGCCGTACTCATCGAAGTACTCGATGGAGTCGCCAACGCTGATCTCCTGCTGTTGTGTGCTCATGTTCACCTCCTTCCGTGGTCGCTCGCTACTGTAGGTGTTGTGACGACCCTCTACGAGGAACTGCCCCCGGAGCTACAGGCTCCAGCGGAGGACGACTTCCTCGATGAGGACGAGGACCAGCCGTTCGACCCGGACCCCTTGGAGGAAGAGGAGCTAGACGAGTCCACCAAGGAGTTCGTGGACAAGCTCGTCAAGCGCTGCATCCTCTTCGTGGAGGAGTTCAACCAGGTCGAGTTCTACCCGTACCAGCGGGAGTTGTCATATCGCATCATCCAGAGCCTGGTCCTCCACGACGCTGAGGAGATCACCGGCCTCGTGTCCCGCCAGGCGGGGAAGACCGAGACGCTGGCCAACACCTTCGCCGGGTGCATGGTGCTGTTCCCCAAGCTGGCCCTCTCCTTCGAGTTGCTGGCTCGCTTCAAGAAGGGCTTATGGGTCGGGTGCTTCGCTCCCACCGAGGACCAGTCCGAGACGCTGCACGGCCGCATCGTGGAGCGCTTGACCAGCGACGCCGCCTCCGAGTTCATGATGGACCCGGAGATCGATGACGAGGTCAAGGGCAAGGGCAAGCTCATCCGGTTGAAGAACGGCTCGATCGCCCGGCGCCAGACCTGTAACCCGAAGGCGAAGATCGAGGGCAAGACCTACCACGTGATCGTCATAGACGAAGCCCAGGACGCCAGCGAGGACGTGGTGCGCAAGTCGGTCCATCCCATGATGGCCGCTACCGCTGGCTCCATGGTGAAGATCGGCACGCCCTCCTACATCAAGGGCGACTTCTACCGGGCCATCCAGTTGAACAAGCGGCGCATGGCGGGACGGGGTCGTCGGCAGAACCACTTTGAGTACAACTACAAGATCGTCAGCAAGTACAACCCGGACTACGCCCGCTACATCGTCCAGGAGAAGCTGCGGCTGGGTGAGGACTCCGACGAGTTCCAGATGAGTTATAACATCAAGTGGTTGTTAGAACAGGGCCAGTTCGTCACCGACGAGGTGATGGACGGCCTGATGGACCCCAGCATGCCGCTGGTGCGCTCCTGGTTCCGCAGCCCGGTGGTGGTGGGCATCGACCCGGCCCGCATCAAGGACTCCACGGTGGTGACGGTGTGCTGGGTGGATTGGGACTTCCCCGACGCCTTCGGCTTCCGTGAGCATCGCATCCTCAACTGGCTCGAACTGCACAACATGCCGTGGGAGGAGCAGTACTTCCAGATCGCTGACTTCCTGGACAACTACCGGCTGAGCTACATCGCCGTGGACGCTCAGGCGATGGGCAGCGCCGTGGCCGAGCGCTTGCAGGTGCTGTTCGGTTCTCGGGCCGAGGTGATCCCGATGGGGTCTGACACCAAGGCCCAGGGCATCCGCTGGAAGAACCTCCAGACCCTGCTCGACAGGCGTCTGCTGGTGTATCCGGGCCACTCCAAGGCCCGCCGTACTCGTGTCTGGAAGAGGTTCCGGCGCCAGATGGCTGACGTCATCAAGGTGTTCCGAGCAGGGCAAATGCTGGTTGAGGCGCCCAACGAGGCCGAGGCCCACGACGACTACGTGGACTCGATCGCACTGGCCTGTGCGGCCTCCATGATTGAGGCCACACCAGAGGTCGAGGTGATCGAGTCACCCTTCTACAGCAGGAGGTAACCCATCTTGCTGCGACAACGTGCTTAACATGGCGCCGACCGCCACCCCTTGGAGGTAGCTATGGGCCTTGCCCCCGTTCCCCCGCTGGGACCCGAGAAGTTCCGGGGCGCCCAGTACGAGACAGATGTCGCTCAGAACGACCGGCGCCGTGGGCCGCTCCGCTTCGAGGAGGGCATCGCCACCGACACCGACGTGCCCCAGGACTTCCGGCGTGGTGCGTACGCCGACTGCGCCAACGAGCGGCCCGTCACCTGTGTCAAGGGTGCGGGCGAGACGCAGCGTGAGCGGGTCCACATGGGGTCGTCCACGTGGATCGAGGCGCCTGCCCTTCTGAGCGAGTTCGCCCATGGTGCCCAGATGTTCGGGCACGGCTTCGAGAGGGAGATGGGCGCCAACGCCATCCAGCGCCGCCCGAACCGGGCTGTCGTCACGGACTGATGCCGTACAGCCAGCCGTCCTCCCGCATGCGGGTCCTCGGGACTCAACTGCCGACCTCGCAGACGGTCCATGACCGTGTGTACGGCCCGGCTCCGAGGGGACGGCCGGTTGTCATAGCACCGAAGAGCCTGGCGTTGAAGAAGGACGCCAGCCGCCCGCAGAACTTCCGTCTGCTCTGGCAGAAGATGAAGCCCGACGTCCTCCAGCGTGCTGAGGGGCTGATGGGCACCCACATGCCCCCGGCGTTGGAACCCGCTGCCCTGCGGGCCTACAACACCAAGAAGCATCGGCTGGAGCACTGATGGTTGCTCGCAAGAAGCCACCTCCGGACAGCCGGGTCACCCCGCCGCCCGGTCGAGCACTGCGTACCGAGGATCTGACGCCCCAGGGGCGCAACAAGCTGGACCAGCGCATGTCCCGCCTGGGCAACGCCAAGACGGGCCAGCGCACCATCATGCGGCGCTTGGCCAAGCAGGCGGTGGACCCGAACGCCTCGGAGGAGACTCGGGACCAGTCGGCTCGTCGTCTGGTGACGCACAAGGCCATGAAGGCAGCCGGGGCCTTCGTGGACCGTGACATCACCATGGAGAACGCTGTCGAGTCGCAGACGGGCTACGTCAACCGGGGCCGGGAGCGGGGGCATCGGGACTTCGAGTCTGGCCTGCCCGGTATGCACACCGACCGCCGTCCCACTGACCGGCCGGTGATGGGCCTGAGTGATCTGGG